TACGATATCAAAATGTAAAAACCACTAAAATATTTCCTAGATTAATTACACCTTTAAAAGGTTCTGAACTTCTAAAAGAAGGATTTTATAAAACTGATGAACCAACATTAAGAGCACTTGTTACAAATACATATACTAAAAATATAATTACCTTACTTTTAGAACGATCTAAATTAGAAAAAATTAATGGTACATATTTAAAAGGATTACCTAAACTAAGAAAAAAAATGAACTGGCCCCCTAATAAGTTATACTCAACTCTCAACCAATGTTTAGCAATTACAGGTAGGTTATCTAGTAGTAAACCCAATCAACAAAACCTAGCTCCTCTTGCTAAACAATTTTGTATAAGTAGATATTAATGAATGTTATTATGATTCCTGAAGATTCTGTAGTAGAAAAAGATGAAAAATATTTCGATGTCTTAAAAGGACTTTGTTATGCAGTAGATAAATTTGGTATTGATATGGTTATTACAGATTTAGAAGAAATTCAAAAAGAAATAGAATCCTGTAAAATGAAAACAGAATAATATGATTATCAACATAGATGTTAAAAGTTTGGAATGGTGTACGTATTTATTTTTATCTCAAGATAAAACAGGAATTGATGAATGGATTTCAGTATTAGAAGACCCAACTAAAAATGATATTCATACAGCAAATCAAATTGCTTTTACTCTACCATCTAGATTGATTTCAAAGATCTTTCTTTTTAGATGGATTTATAGAGGATCAGCGTATGCTTATGCTAAAGATCCTGATTTTAAATCAGTAAGTACATCACAAGACTTTTGGCAATCTGTGATTGATAAATATTATTCTAAATATAATAAAATCTATGAAACCCACATACGTTTTATCAAAGAAGCAACAACAACAGGAATTATAATAAGTCCATTTGGTCGAGTACATAAGTTTATTCCGAAACAAACTTATAATGGATTACAATATAATGAATCAGATATTACCAATTGGCCAAATCAAGGACTAGGTGCTGATGTTGTTTCAATGATAAGAGTAGTTGCTAAATATAGATTAAATAAGTTACAATTACAAAGTAAACTAATTAGTACAGTACATGATTCTATTGTACTGGACAGCCCGGATACTGAGATAGAAGTTGTTGCAAATCTTTTTGATAATTTATTCCGAGATTTACCAAAGCTTTTATCTCAGTATTTTTTCTTAGACTGGAATGTACCCCTACGTGGGGAAATTAAAGTTGGTCCAAATATGTTAAACTTAAAGGAACTTGTATAAATGTCTGAAATTTGTATTGAAGTAAAATCTGTTGATCTTGTAAAAGCTACCACTAAAACCAACAAACCTTATGAATTTGTTGATCTTATGTACAAGAATAAAAGCTTTCAAGATAAAGTTGAAGGTAAAAAAGTTATGCCTTTTGGTAACAAAGAAGTCTTTGATGTTTTGAAGAATTCTGAAAAAGGAGATGTATTCTTTATTGGTAGGACCAAGAATGCAGATGGCTTTTGGGATTGGGATAAAATCTCAGCAGAGAGTAACTCTCACAAACAAGTAGAAGAGGTCGGTCATCCAATCTCAAAATCTCCTGTTAGTAAAGCAGTATCCTCTAGTAGTAATTGGGAAACTGCTGAAGATAGGGCAAAGAAACAAGTATATATTATTCGTCAATCCTCACTTACCAATGCTGTTAATACTCTTGTTGGTAATGTAAATCCTGATGATGTTAAAGTAACTGCACAAACTTATATTAACTTTGTATTAGGAATTGATGATCCTAGTGTAACAGAAGATGATATTCCTTATTAATTAATATTAACTATTGGGGTGAACGCGCGATGCTGACGCAGAAGGTAGTACACGAGGTGTAGCACTAGAAATAAGGAAATCAGAATGCCAGCGAAAACAACACTAAACACTGAAAATCCACGCCTAGCAGCGATGCTTGAGACTATGATTCCTCGCAGTAAAGAATCAGACCTTGCGCAGGAAGTAACTGCGTTGCGTAAAGAAATTTCCGCTTTACGCAGAGACCTAGCTTCGCCCTCTTTTCTCGTAACTGGGAGGGCTGCAATTAACGAATTTAATAAATTAAGTAGGGTTCCCCACACTCAATAAAATAAGACTTTAATAGATCAAGTACACAACGCAAGGAATGTCGGCAAGCACGTTGTAGGTTCGTATACCGGAAATACAGCACTGGCCACCCCACCTAAATATAATAATAATAATATGATAAATGTTAATAATTATATCTGTTTATATTGTGCTAATATTTTTAGCACACTTAAAAATGAAAAAGAAATAATTAAATGTCCTACTTGTGGATCTCATAAAGTAGGAAAACAAGAATATAATCAAGTAAGGATCAAAATTGACAATCCTAATAGATGGAGATATTGTGGCATGGAGAGTAGCCACCAGTATTCCACAAGATGCTAATTCTTATTTACTCTATGAAAGATGTAATAGATTATTATCTTCTATCTTTATGAATACTGATACAGAATATGAAAATTATAGAATATTCTTATCTAGTAAAGAAAAACCTAATTTTAGAAAAGTAATTAATCCTGAATATAAAGCAAATAGAGATAAGACAGACACACCTCCTCTTGTCTATACATGTAAAGAATATCTTGACAAAACATGGGGAGCAGAGTATATTGTAAGTTACGAAGCTGATGATGCATTAGCATGGAATCAAACATCAAAAACAATTATTTGTACTATTGATAAAGATCTTGACATGATCCCAGGAATGCATTATAATTTTATTAACAATAAATCATATTCAGTTACAGAACTAGAAGGCTTACAATTCTTCTATAAGCAAATGCTTATTGGTGATTTAGCAGATAATATATTTGGTGTATATCAAATAGGACCAAAGAAAGCTTCTAAACTCATTGATCATCTTACAGAAGAACAAGATATGTTCGATGTTGTATACAATAAATATAATGATCCAAAAAGATTTGTGATGAATGCACAATGCTTATGGATACAACAAGAAAGGGGTCAAAGTTGGGTACACCGACAAAACTTAAATTTAGCCAACCCATGCAAACAAGAGGTGGATCTGATGTTAGACTTTATGACATCTATGAATCTCGATACATCAATGGAGCCTATTATTATCAACCATTAGATAAATGGTATCCAGTACAATGGAATTGGCAAGGAGAATACACTAATGGTAGTGGTAGTAGTTTAGATCTTATTAATGTAGTAGATCAATTAGATGCTGCATGACTACTAAACGACGATCTAAGCTTGAGGAAAACTTTGAATATTTACTAAATGATTTAGAAGTACAGTATAAATATGAAGATACAAAACTTACTTATACTGTACCAGAATCTAAACATACATATTTGATAGATTGGTCTTTACCTAATAATATTTATGTAGAAACCAAAGGCTATCTTTCAGATCATAAAGAAAGATCAAAATATCTTTTAATTAAAGAACAATATCCCAACTTAGATTTACGATTTGTATTTATGGATTGTAATAAACTATGCGGTGGTGCTAAATACACACATGGTACATGGGCTACTAAAAATGGATTTAAATATTGTTCTATTAAAGATTATGAAACTATAGAAAAATGGGTAAATGAAACATCTTACACGTAATTATGTAGATACTAATACTTTTTTTGATTTACCACTAAAAGAAATTATTAATAGGTATTATGATGAATAAATCCACTTGGAAATCTGTAATTAAAGATATAAAAAAACGTGATAAATTTGGAATTAAAAAATATAAAATTCCATTAAACACCACAACAAAAAAAGATATGCTAGTAGAACATTATGAAGAACTATTAGATGCTATTGTATATATTAAAACACTAATTCTACAAAGGAAACAGAATGCAAGCAAATGAATATCAAAAACAAACAAGTAATACTGCAATTTATCCAGGTGCAGACACAGGAGACAATCGTGAACTTGTATATCTAGCCTTAGGTCTTACATCAGAAGCAGGTGAAGTAGCTAGTAACATCAAGAAACTTATTCGTGATGGTCAATATAAACCTGGTGATCTTGCTTATGAACTTGGAGATGTATGTTGGTATGTAGCTCGTCTTGCTTGGGCAATTGGTTATGACTTTTCTGATATCCTTAAACTTAATAATGCGAAACTTACAAAAAGAAAAGAAGCTGGAACTCTTAAAGGTTCTGGAGACTCTAGGTAATAAAGAACCTGTAGCTTGTACTCATGATCATATATATTTATTTGAACAACAAAGACAAATTATTAAAATCCTTAGAGAATTAATCTATGAAACTTTATAAAGTTCCACGTAATAGTAAAATTCGTATATTAAATAAAGAAGATGCTATAGGTCCTCCGGGATCTATAACTTTAAATCTACAAGATACTTATCACTTTGGACATATAGATGGTATGTATTCTTATTGTAAAACTCATGATGGTATTATTGCTCATATACCGGCATGGACAGAGGTGGAGATTGTAAGTGAAGATTGTTGATTGTAAAGTAGAACTTATTGATAGTATGGGTACAGATCTTTCTGTAGTTAATGCTGCTAGAGTATCTTTCCATAAAGAAAGTTTTTATGAGTTTGATATGGATGATCCTTTTGTTAGATATCTTTCCCATAAAGATATGAAACTACTAAAGTATCTTGCAAATAACAATCATCATACTCCATTTGGACATTGTTTCTTATCTTTTAGAATTAAAGCACCTCTTTTTATTGCTAGACAATTAGCAAAACATCAAGTAGGTCTTTGTTGGAATGAAGTTTCACGTCGATATGTAGATTCTGAACCTGAATTCTTTTTCCCTAAAGAATGGAAAAAAAAAGCAGAGAATGTAAAACAAGGTAGTAGTTCTTCT